GGATGAAGCTGGAAAGAGATGGATTGGTAAAGACGATCAACAAAATTCATTCGCTTGGTCACCTGACACTTCATCTTGGATTGCTACAGGCAATTAAGTTAAAGAGTTTTTAAACAGGAGTAAATGACCTATGGCCAAATCTAATGGCGGTATTATCGGAGCATTAAATCCAACATCGTTTGGAAAGTGTACACAAACTATTGCTACAGCATCAACACCATCAGCAGTTACCACTCAACCTGGCACACGTTTAATTAAAACTTTAATTGTAGCAGGAGGTGGAGCAGGTGCTTCTTTTAATAATGGTGGTGGAGGTGGAGCAGGAGGTTTAAGAAATTTATGTATTTCAGTATGTGGAGCAACAGCTTTAGGAGCTGTAACAATTGGAGCAGGAGGAACAGTTTCTCCAACATCACCAACTAGTGGTGGTGCAGGAACAAATTCAAGTTTAGTAGTAGGATCAACAACTTATACGGCTACAGGTGGAGGTGGAGGATCAGGAACACCAGGAGGAACTGGTGGTTCAGGTGGTTCAGGTGGTGGAGCAGGAGGTCAAGCATCTGGAACAGGTGGAGCAGGAAATACTCCTCCAGTAAGTCCTTCTCAAGGTTTTTCTGGTGGTAATTCAAATGTATGTGGACCTACTATCAATCAAGGTGGAGGTGGTGGTGGAGCTGGTGAAGCTGGAAATACAGATGGAGCAGGTTTTGGAGGAGATGGATTAAATTTAAGTGGATGTTATCCAGGATCTCCTATTACTTCATTTTCAGGTGGAGGAGGTGGAGGAAGTAATGCTTCAAAATTTGATGGTGGTACTGGAGGTGGAGGTGATGGAGCTTATGGATTTGGAACTGCAGCAACACCAGGAACAGTTAATACAGGTGGAGGTGGTGGAGGTGGTGCATCATTTGTAGATGCTGGTAAAGCCGGCGGTTCGGGAATCGTTATCGTAAAAGAATTAAACAAGGCAACAGGTGTTTGGAATTTAAAAAGTCAATTTAGTGCGGTGAAGAGCGGAACGTGGCCGAAGCCAGCGTTAACCTTTAATGCAGCTATTTTAGTAGTAGCAGGTGGAGGAGCTGGTGGAATGGATACAGGTGGTGGAGGTGGAGCAGGAGGATTTAGATTATTATGTCAAACAGTAACAGGTGGAACAACTTATCCAGTAGTAATTGGTGCAGGTGGACCAGGAGGAACAGGAGCAAGTGGATCTCCTTCTTCTTTTGCACCATCGACGCCAATTAATATTACATCCGCAGGTGGAGGAGGTGGGTGGACTTGTGGAGGATCAACAGGAACACCAGGAGGATCAGGTGGAGGAGGAAGTGCAGCTTCTCCAGCTGGATCAGGAAACGTTCCACCAGTAAGTCCACCACAAGGTAACCCAGGTTCTGTTTCTAGTGCTAGTCCAGCGAGAGGTGGAGGAGGTGGAGGAGCAGGAAGTGCTGCACCTACTACTGCCACAGGACCAGGCGGAGGAACACCAGGTGGATCAGGTACTGATGTAACACCTACATTTGGATCAACACCACAACCTTTTTATGGACCAACTTCAGGAGTTTATGCAGGTGGAGGAGGTGGAGGAGCTCAAACTAGCCCAGGAGGTAATGGAGGACCTGGGGGTGGTGGAAGAGGAGCTGATGGACCATCTAATAATAATGTGGCAGGAACTGCTAATACAGGTGGTGGAGGAGGTGGAGGATCAGCTCTTTCAGGACCTAGACTTGGAGCTGCTGGAGGATCAGGTATAGTTATGGTTAAAATACCAGCTGCAGCTGCACCTGCTGTTTCAATTGCACCAGGTACAAATACACTAACAACTGTTGGAAGTTGTAAAGTTGCAACATTTACTGTGTCTGGAACATTAACAGTTGCTCAATATCCATAATAATTCATAGACTTGACAAATATTCTATAAATTTATATATAGGATTTAGAAATGAACTTACAGAATTACTACTATTACTTCCAGAGCGCACTTACACCTAGATTTTGTGATGAGTTAATTAAATATGGAAAATCACAACAAGAACAATTAGCACTTACAGGTGGACAAACAAATAAAATTCAAGAAGGTAAAAATTTATCTGATGAAGATTTAAAAGATTTAAAAAAGAAAAGAGATTCAAATATTGTTTGGTTAAATGACAGATGGATTTACAAAGAAATTCAACCATTCATACATCAAGCAAATAGATTAGCTAATTGGAATTTCGATTGGGATTTTTCTGAAAGTTGTCAATTTACAAAATATAAACTCAATCAATTTTACGATTGGCATGCGGATGCTTGGGAAGGAGCTTACGCAAATAAAGATAATCCAGATACGTTTGGTAAAATAAGAAAATTATCCGTTACTTGTTCGTTGTCAGCACCAGAAGATTATGAAGGTGGGGAATTAGAATTTGATTTTAGAAATACAGATCCTGATAAACAATCAGTTAGAAAATGTGCCGAAATAAAACCACGTGGTTCAATTGTTGTTTTTCCAAGTTTTGTATGGCACCGCGTAAAACCAGTTACAAAAGGAACAAGATATTCATTGGTGATTTGGAATCTTGGATATCCATATAAATAATATGCCTTATAATAGTTTAGAAAAATTAAAAGCATATAAGGAAAAAACAAGAGATCATAGAAACAAAATTAAAAAAATATGGTTACAGAAAAATCCAGATAAACTTAAAGCAATGACTAAAAGATATTATGATAAACATAGAGATAAATTAATAATAATGTCTAAAAAATATGCTGAAAAAAATCCAGATAAACCAAAAACATATAAAAGAAAATATCAACTTAAACAATATAATATTACATTAGATGATTATAATTTAATGTTTGAAAAACAAGAAGGTAGATGTGCAATATGTCAAAAACATCAAAATGAATTAAGTAAAACTTTATGTGTAGATCATGACCATAAAACAAATAAAGTTAGACAATTATTATGTCATACATGTAATGTTACATTAAGTTATTTTGAAAACTTTGACAGTAAACCATTTATGGAGTATTTAAATAAACATAAAGAAAAACTTAACTAAAGGAGAAAGAAAATGTCAAAAACAGATCAATTAAATTCATCAATATATTTTTCAACACCTGTTTATTCTATAGAAATCCCAGAATGGGTAGATCATGTAGATAAAGTTTGTGATAAATATATTAAAGCAGCTAAAGAAAATAATAAAAAAGCTATTAAACAACGTGAAAAAGAATTAGGTAAAAAAGTAGGTGATTTTAGTTTAAGTCATCACAGCACTTCTCTCGTGGGGGATCCAGACTTAAAAGAATTACAAGAATACATTGGTTCAACTGCATGGAATGTTTTAGATCATATGGGTTATGATTTAACTAACTATGAATTATTTTGGACTGAATTTTGGGTACAACAATTTGCAGAAAAAGCAGGTGGTCACCATACGCCGCACGTGCATTATAATAACCATATAAGTGGTTTTTATTTTTTAAGATGTTCAGATAAAACATCTCTACCAGTATTTCATGATCCTCGACCAGGTAAGCTCATGACACAATTACCTTTAAAAAATGAAAAAGAAATTACGTTAGGAACTGATAAAATACATTACCGTCCAAAACCAGGTACCATGATTTTTATTCCAGCGTATTTAACCCATGAATATATCGTTGATGCAGGTATTGAAGATTTCAGATTTATTCATTTTAACTTACAGGCAGTTCAAAAAATGATTACTGATACAGTAAGAGTACAAACTAGAGCAGAAAACAAAAAGGAGAAAAAATGAGTTTTAAAAAAAATAAATATACAGTAATTAAAAATGCAATATCAGAAGATCTTGCTAAATTTTGTTATGATTATTTCATGATGAAAAGACAAGTTGCAAGAACTATGTTTGATACAAAGTATATAAGTCAGTTTACTGAATACTTTGGTGTATGGAATGATCAACAAGTTCCAGAAACCTATTCACATTATTCTGACATCGTAATGGAAACATTACTTGTAAAACTTCTTCCAATCATGGAAAAAACAACAGGATTAAAATTAAACTCTAATTATTCATACGCTAGAATTTATAAAAAAGGAGATGTATTACATCGTCATAAAGATAGATTCTCAT